AAAACCCCCGACTGGCAGCGCGCCGCAGGAAAGAACCCGGAGGGTGGCTTAAATGCAAAGGGCCGCGCATCCTACAACCGGGACAACCCAGACAAGCCGGGCCTGAAGCGTCCGCAGCCAGAGGGCGGTGCGCGCCGCGACAGTTTTTGTTCCAGAATGGAGGGCATGAAGGATAAGCTGACGAGCAAAGAAACCGCGAGCGACCCTAACAGTCGTATCAACAAAAGTTTGAGGGCGTGGAATTGTTGAACCGGGGAAGACGCCGCAGCGCAGACATGGCGCAGAATGCTGGCCTGATTGGCGCTCTGACGCCGCATCAGAAGTTCCACCAGATGCTGCGCCTTGTGGCGCATTTCCACGGCCTGAACCCGGAAGAAGTGTTGGACCCAACGCACGCGGCAGACGTTGTCGCGGCCCGGCACGAAGTGTTCTACCGCGCCATGCGCGACCTCAAGCTGCGCCCCAGTCAGGTCAGCCGAATTACCAAATTCCACCACACAACTGTGAAATATGGCGCTACACGGCATGAGCAAAGGATCGCGGCTTGATAGCGTTGCTGTTCAGGCACTGGAAGCTGATTGGGATCGGGTTGGCGTGCGTTGCCCTTTTAGCCTCCCTGTGGGGGGCGTACAGCGCAGCGTCCTCGTTTCGCCATCGGGCAGGTGGACGCTCACGCCAGCGGCCCGCAATGTCCGCACGGCGGCGTGGACGCGCTCCATCAGGGTCGGCTGGCGTTCGACGGCGTCGATCATGCGGCGCTCCGTTCGGCCTGATGAGCGTCCACCATGGCGATCCTGCGGCCTATCCAGGCCATACATGGAACCGCCATGGAGTTGCCGAGTGCCTTGTATCTGGGGCCGTCTGCGGCGGGTTTGCCGCGATAGGGAATGAGCGTGTAGCCGTCTGGGAAGCCTTGTAGGCGCTCGCATTCGGTGGGGGTCAGGCGGCGGACGGCGGAAGCCTGCATAACGCCGGGGGTTTTTGATTTGTCCAGCGTAGGGCAAAAGTCTAACGATACGCCGTCGCCTTGATGTGATGAATTTTGAGCGCCGAACGCAACAACCACACCCCCGCCCTGATTGCCCCCAACAGGACCGCCAGCCATGATCGGCTGGGCTATGTCAACGGCCCGTGCCTTGTAGTCTTTGCCGCTGTTCATAGGCATGATTGAGAAGGCTTGCGCTTCGCCTTCGCCGCACCTGTAAACTGGGATCATCGTTTCGGACGCCGGATCTTGCCGATTCATCGCTCCCGCGTTCAGGCACATTGCGACTTGAGGTAACGAATAGCCCCCCCCCCCCCGTCAATATGCTGATTGTCTAGCCCATGTTTTTGCCCAAAAGCGGCATTGATTGTGGGAGCTATGTCGGCGACATGCTCGGTAAAATCGCCGGGGAACCCGCTACACTGATTAGCGCCAACGCTAAGGGTGTCGGCAACGCTTTCCCCCTTTTCTCGGCGCGGCGCAGAATGCCCCGACAGGCTGTGGCGCTCAAATAGAACCGCCGCGGCACGTCGCCAGTCTCCAAGATATCCGACAACAAACACACGCTTGCGCCGCTGGGCCAGTCCGAAATACTGAGCGTCAAGAACTCGGTAGGCGAACCCATACCCGCACTCTGCCAGCGCTCCGAGGATGGAACCAAAGTCCCGTCCTCCAGCCGACGACAGGACTCCGGGGACGTTCTCCCAAACCAGCCAGCGGGGCCGTGCTCGAAGAGCAAGCCGACAGAACTCGAGTGCCAGGTTGCCACGGTCGTCACCCAATCCGCCACGGAGGCCGGCGACGGAGAAGGACTGGCAGGGGGTTCCGCCCACAAGAAGGTTGATTGCTCCAACGTCCGTCTCCTCGATGGTGGTAAAGTCGCCGAAGTTGCGGACGGCGGGATAGTGGTGCGCCAGCACGGCGGACGGGAACCTGTCGATCTCGGCAAAGCCGGCAGCGGTCCAGCCAAGCGGGTGCCATGCGACGGTCGCGGCCTCGATGCCGCTGCATACGGATAGGTATCTCATGCTCCCCGCCCCCTCTCGGCCTTGCGCCGATCGATATTGCTGCGTTTTACCTGTTCATCTGGAATGGTCATGGCGGTCCCTTTCGCGTTGATAAATAAGGCTTCAACTTTGTGTGAGGCGTTTAACCGGGCCTTCGCAGTAAGTCGTTGGTTCCGGGTGCAGGCATCGAACCCGCATTGCAGGAACCAAAATCCTGCGTCCTACCAATTAGACGAACCCGGATCAGCGTTAGCTGGTCTGATTATTGACCCAACCCTGATGGATCATCGCAGCCTCTACGATCCCGTCGATGCCGTACTCGTGCAGGAACTTTGTCTCGTTGCCGCTTCTGTGCAGCGCGTCATGATGCGGCGGGCACAGCGGGATGGTCATATCGTCGCCAGCCTTAACGCCCATGCCTTTGCCCGGTGCGCGCAGCAGATGGTGCGCCTGCGCGGGGTGATAGCAGATGAGGCACCCTATGCTTGCAACGTATTGCAGCTTTGCCTTTGAGCGAAACTTTGGCGTTTTTAACGTCACGGGGTGATGCCCAGAATATCAAACGCCCGCTGAACCGATTCCTGCGCCGCTTTTAAACGGAATCGTTGAGTGGTCATCTGCATCTGCTTTCCTGCCTCCGAAATTGCTTCTGCGTTAGCCGCCGCCTCCAGCACGGGCATATAGCCGTCGAGCAGTCCGGTCATCGTCCTGAACAGTTCCCACACGTCGGTCCTGTCCATCGCCCGAATTGCCGCGTCTGCCATGCGGAGATTGTGCCTGCGGCTAGTGCTGGTGGCTTCGTCCCACGGCTCGTCGTACTCGTAGACAAACAGCGCCTCGGCGACTGCCTCTTTTAGTGGGTCTATGATAACGAGTACTCCTGTCTTGGATGACGCTTGAGGATTTTTTGAGCCGCACGATATTCCTTGCAGACACTCGACACATGCATCAGGTCAGCCAACGCATTTCGCAATTCAAATATTTCGGCGCGGGCGTTCAAGAGTTCGTCGGTCATGCGAGCGTCATCTAATTCCATCTCCAATATGTCCACTAATTTTTTTGCCTCAATTAACACATGATATCTATATGTTATTTTCGTCATCATCGCCTCCGTTTAAGTGATTGTCATGCGTAAGACAGAACTTCCCAAATGGTCTTTTCATCGCATCCGGCAGGTAGCAATTTCAGCACGGCGTCAATGGCACGGCGATGGAAATTGGCAAATTCGACCTCATCCATGCTGGGAAACGAAATTGATCTGGGTACTGCGATCAACCCTCCGCGCCCGTCAGGCACGAAATCACAGTGCCCCATGCGGATTTTGACAACGTGCAACACCTGATCTTCAGTGTCGTAGCCGTCCACGTTTTCCGAAACCCACTCAAGCAAATCAAAAAACAGTTTGTGGTGTTTAATGTTGCGGGGTTTGCTGCTCTTTAGTTCGACTAAATCCCCAAACTTGGCTTTTTCATAAAACCGTTCAGCCGCAGCGGAGGCGGGAACAAACCCGCCCTCCGCCTTTCGGTAGACTTGTTTAGGTTTCTCGTCACTCATCAAAACGGAATTTCATCGTCCAGCGGCGCATTGTAAGGGTCTGATCGCTGTTGGGTTCCGCCACTCGACTGGTCCTCAGCGCGGCTGCTCTCAAGCGACAGCCTATCAATCACAACCTCCCACGCCTGAACCTTGGCCCCATCCTTCTCGTACTCCCGCGTCTGAATGCGACCCGCGACCAAAACCTTGCTGCCCTTTCGGACATAGAGTTCTGCAATCTCGGCGGTCTTGCCAAACGCCACGCAATTAAACCAAACAGTTGTCTCAACGCCCTTGCGTTTTTCGCTGGTAGCAATCGAAAAATTAACAACCCTGTCGCCGCTGCTCGTGCTGCGGACCACCGGGTCTTTGCCGACATTTCCCAGTACCGTAACGGACTGATAACTCATCAATCGTCTCCCTTCTTGGCGTTGTATGCGGTTTGTATGCGCTCAAAATGTTCAGGCGCTGCCTTTGCAATGAAGTCCAAAACAGACTTGTCTCGCATTTTCCACGCGCCTCCATCAACGTCTTCAAGACCCTCGTCCATCAGCGCCCGCGTGGCGTCAATCAGCGTGCTGGCCTCCCTGATCACGTCGATGATCGAGTTAGCCTTTGCCTCGGATCGCTGGGCAATCACCCTGTCCCTGTCCGTATCTCCGGCATTCTCGGGCGGCGGCGTCACGATGCGGGGCGCACGGCTCGTATCCTTCTGCTCTGCAATCGTATTGCCGCTGGCGGAATTGGCGTCATCGTCCTCGTCGGCAGCGATCCCCAGAAGGGCGCAGAGGCCGTACCGCTTGGAGTACGTCAGCGCGCCGCCCATCTCCTGCGGCTTGTTGCCGCCCGTGACAAAGGGGATGCGGCTGGCAAGCGTCTGGCCGCTGCTGTGATACAGCGTCGTGACCATCTGGTTGCCGTCGAGCGTCTGCACAAACCACAGGCCGTTCTCTGACAGCGGCTGACGGATCACGTCAATGATGGCATCGAAAGTGGCGTACTTGAATTTGTACGATTGCCCACCCTGCGTTTTAACCACCACCTCCCGGTTCTTTGCCGGGTTCCTAATGCCGCCCGCCGCCTTGGCGAGAGCCGCCGCAATCTTGTCTGTCTCGGTCATTTTGTTATCCTGATGCTGATAGCACTGTTCTTGCTGCGTTTAACCGTGATGCCGTGCCCAGACGCCTCTAGGGCGTCCTCTGGCAGGACCGCCTTGATACCCTTGTCTGCCACCTTGAATGCGTCCGCCGCCCCCTTGTTGGTCAGCCAGTCCACCGCGTGCAAGGCCCACTCGTTGTTGCCGGTCATGTTGTAGGTTTTCATGGCGCTAATCGGCGGCGGCACAACATCCTGCATCCCGTCAGGCGGGGTGCGTAGTTGGACGCAAGTGTGGAAATCCGACAGGTGCCGCAGGACCGTGGCGGCGTATGCCTCTTCCCAGTCGATCAGAACCCACTCGTGAGAGGGCGAGCCATTAAGAACGGTCAGGATTGCCTGACGCGCCTTGGACAAGTGCATCTGCACAAAAAGCTGCGGCATGTAGGACAGGATGCGCTCTTCTTTGTTGGCGTAGGCGGACATGAACTTTGCCTCCACCACACAGTCCGCGTCCCGGTAGGTGGTCATGCCGTCGAGCGTGCAACGCAGGAACCCATCCTTGATAACCCTCTGCCGGTCGATGACCTTCAGGCCGCTGGTTCGCTCAAACCAATGCACGTTGAATGCCTCGGTATAGCTGCCCATCTGCACTATCAGAACTTCGTCCAGATTATCCGGCGCGGCCTGTCCGGTTTTCTGAAGCCACAGCTTGTGCCGCTTCTCCGGGCCACCATTGACGATGGTAGGTGCCTCGGAGGCGTTTATGTAGTCGAGCCGGTCCTGAAGATCGCCGCCGGTCAGGCCGTAGGTAACGCCATCAATGACCAGCATGGTTCTCGCCGATCTGCGCGACACTACTAGAGTGTGCGCGGCCTGCGTGCTGCGCCAGTTTTTTTCGGCCCTGATACCAACGTCCGCAGCATGGACATTTCAGTTTGATCGGCGCAGGTGCGCGGCGGATGTGGCCGCTAACGGTAATTTTCATGATTTGCCCTCACTGTTTGACGCAAAATAGTACCGTGCTATGTTCTCACCCGCAAGACAGATTGTCCTGCGATATCGATATATTTGGGTAGTAAAGCTATGCACACGTTTAACCGGATCATCACAAAATGGCCATCCTATCAGTCGCTCGCGGACGATCTGGGTCAGCCTGT